TTAGGATTTCAAATTTATGATGCTAAAACAAAATAGATTATTACTGTGTCAGGTTTACACCGACTGCGCGACACAGTAATAATAATCTTGAAAGACAGTTTTGTCTTTGACACTGCGACTCATTTTGGCAGCGGAGAATCCTTCGGATGCGGCAGCTTTTGCGATAGTGTCCCATGTCTTCAAGAGTTGATTTGAATTGACAAGGCGCTTCTCGACTTTCTTACCGGTGGTTGAAATTTGGACGCTAATCACTGGATTCGCCTGTCCTTGAATAACGGCTTGTGTCATCTCGTAATAACTTTTTTTCAGTTCGAGACCGTAATAGCCTTCATTCGCGGTTTCAACCCAAATCGTCGCCTTAAGGGCGTTCGGGCACGCATTCAGATAGGTCTTCAGGTTCTTCAAGTCGGTCTCGCTTGGTGTCTGTCCTACGGAGATTTTCCATTGCTGATACTCTTTCAGAAGTGTAGAATTCAGGATTTTGCCACGGTCGGAGAACTTACAGCATTGGAAAATAAAGGTTTCGACGCTGAATTGTGCTGGGTTTTCAGCCTCGGTTGCGATGACTTTCTTATATTCCACCGTCTTCAACTTGATACCCTGATATCCGTGAATACGTTCGATGCGTTTGGGTTTGAATTTTACGTCCAAATAATTCGGCAGTTTAAAATTGGGCCGTATTTCGCCGACTTGTGCTTTACAGACGATTTGATTGTGGTGGAATGTGATGAATACGGACATCACGACAGACCTGCCGCGGAGGAAGTGGCGAGAGAGGACTTCATCAAGAATCAGGGTTACGCAATGATTCGCTATAATCCGAACGAAGCAGGGTTTGACTTATCAGATGTGTTGAATCGGATAAATAGGAGGTTGATGTTGCTTTCATAAACGAAAAGCGGGATTTATAAAAGCGGTTGGTTGAATATCAGTCGCTTTTATAATTTTGCTTTTTATTTATAAAAGCGACTGATGAAATAACCATCGCTTTTATAAATGAAAAGCAAGAATAGGGTTGAAATGCTAATTTCGCGTTCTTGCTACCCCGAAATGAGAAGCGCTTTTCCCTCACCACTTACTCTTCTTCACATTTATCTTCGGTCCCTTGCTATTTTTCGCAGCATTAGGGTCATACGACTGGTCTCCTTCATCGTCAGAACCGAGATTCTTGGAGATTTCCCAGAATTCCTTACTGCCGAGCTTGAAAGGCCCGTGTTGTTGCGCCTTATACCAGAAGATTTGGTCTTGTAATTTATTGGATTTCGCGTTATTATTGATGACGAGACACTCGTAATTCTCGGTGCACTGGTCCATGACCTGTGTAAAGCTCTCAAATGTGGGGAACATACCCGCATAATTGTCATAGATTCGCTTACGATTCGCAATATATGGTTCACGGAGAATAAAAACGTAGTCGATATTGGTGCGCAAATTTGGAGGGATACCCAATGGATATTGCATTGTGATGACTAACATGATTTTCCAATGACGCCCGTTCATAAATAAGAGACGCATCATCACATCCTTCGTCCATTTGTTATCATACAGACAATCATCCAATACGACGAATGTACGAGGGTCAATGGATGACTTCTTATACATATCCTGTTCCTTCTTCACCTGCTTCAAAACTGCCTTCTGGCGCTTGAGAATGTTCTCTATGATGGCGGTATTATATGCGTCATGGATGAATAGTTTGGGGACATGGGCTGCGAAGAATCCGTTTCCGGCCTCTGTTCCGGAGATGACAGTCCCGATGGGAATATCCTGATGATGAAACATCAAGTCTTGAACGAGAAAACTTTTACCAGTATCACGACGTCCAATGAGAACGATAACTGGACCTTTGTTTTCATCGGGGCGAAAACTAATCGCCTTCATGTCAAACTTCGCGAGTTCTAAATTCATGATATGAGACGAGTTTCGATAATAAAACTACGATATATTTTTTTTAATTACATTTTTACGAATGTAATTTTACATTTTTACGAATGTAATTTTACATTTTACGAATGTAATAATCTTTTTACGAATGTTCCACATGTCCGCCCGTTTAAAACCAATTTATAACTTCTATTTAACAATCATATCTATCAACATTTAGGAAAAGATGAGCGCGACACCATTTCAATTACATTATCGAAAACATAAATACACCCCTGAAAAAATAGATTCCGCATTATTGTTTGATATTCAAAACTACATCCCCATTTATTCTCGATTTTTTGATATCAATGAAACCAATTATAATGGAATACAATTGAATCAACGGTATTATTTACAAAATATCATAGAACATCCGACCAGGATTATCGACCACTGTGGCGACCGGGACCGGGACCGGGATAGGGACCGCGGCGCTGCCACTACCGACGCCGATGCCGATGCCCGAGAACATCATTCCCTAAATCATTTAGAAACTGTTATTGGAGACGACAATGGTTCAACGAATAATGTCCCCATGTTTGTCAAATATTCGCCGTTGCTTGACCCTATCCGCTATTTATCTGGAAAATACCAAGTTCATCAAGAAAAAACCCGTTCCCTCCCGAAATTCAATTCAACGCCCGAAACCTGTGAAGATAAAATGCTTGATGTAAATAACTCATCCTATGTAGACGGGTTTTTTTCATACTTGACGAGCAAAACGCTCCACACGCATGGAATCGTCCACGGTCTCGATTATTATGGCAGTTATTTATGTAAACAACGTGAATTTTCGACCAATGTATTTGATGATATCGAATATCTTGTTGATTGCTCCTTCTTCAACGAATACGAAAATGAATTATTCACCATCGATTATTCACAGTTCGGAGAAGATGACAATGAATCGTCGGATATCAACACCACCAAGATGATGAAACTCCGAAACAAAATGAAGTCGATGTTCCCGTCGGAAGATAAAACAAACCGACTCCATATTCTCGAACCATCCACAGTTACGAGTATTGATGTTGGTAGTGAAATTATTGAGGGGGGTGGGTATGTCTCGGGGTCTGGGTCTGGGTGTGTCGCAGATAATACATGTATTGATATCGATACATCACAGTCACCTGCGACAGAAGTCGTTGAATTGAATGTAGCGGATTTATTACAACCGGTAGAAGTTGATGTGAATGTCGAACCGATGCTCGAATGCGATGTAACAGATGTTCGAATCCATGCCGGTATCAGTAAGAATAGTCGAACAAAAGAAATGGATGGCTATTCAAGTAGCGACGATTCATCACAATCCAATTCATCCTATACGACGATTGAGGGAGATGACGATGCCGATGGCAATGACGATGGCAATGACGACGCCGATGCCGATGCCGATGCCGATGCCGAACACGGAAACCGCGAAATAGATGATTCATCATTCTCTACTGGTAGTAATGCGAATACCGACACCGATACAGAAACAGACACGGACGCAGACACGGACACAGACGATGATGGCAGTTATGATAGTGACGACGAGCAAATCATCGTAAAAATCAAGGATTACCCCATCCAGGCAATTCTCCTTGAACGATGCGTTTCAACACTCGACCATATTATGATGATGGATGAATTGACAAAAGAAGAATGGACGTCGATTTTATTTCAGGTCGTGATGACACTGCTTATCTACCAAAAGATGTTCGCATTCACACACAATGACCTCCACACGAACAATGTCATGTTTATTGAAACAACCGAAGAGTTCATTTATTACCTGTACGAAGGCCAGTATTACAAGGTCCCCACCTATGGTCGTATCTTTAAAATCATCGATTTCGGACGCGCCATCTACAAATTCCGCGGACAACTCATCTGTAGCGACAGTTTCCATCCCAAAGGCGACGCAGCAACACAATACAACTTCCCGCCCTATTATAACCCCGACAAACCCACTGTAGAACCGAATTTCAGTTTTGATTTATGCCGGTTCGCCTGCGCGCTCTTTGACTATTTTATCTACGACCTGCGTAAAGTGGAGAAATTGTGTAAATCCGACCCGATTATTAAGTTGATTGTGAAATGGACCATGGATGATAAAGGGCGCAATGTCCTCTATAAAACGAGCGGTGAAGAGCGGTATCCCGATTTTAAACTGTATAAAATGATTTCGCGGTCGGTCCACAACCACGTGCCCTCCTCCGAAATACATAATCCGCTGTTTGATGAATACAAAATCACCTATAAAAAATATAAGAAGCACGCGTCACTCGCGGCGAAGTTCCTGAAGAATGGTAAGAATACACATATTCTAATGAATGTCGATACTTTGCCTGTTTATGTGGATTGACGTCCGTGTAGCCGCCCGCGTAACGTGTCTAATAACACCTTGCGCGTCCAGGGTTTGCGAGAATCATCTCTCGATGTGCGGGAATTCCATTCTTTGCGATGAACTCAATATGGCGCATAACCCATCCCATACTACATCCCGAATGACCCACTGTCATTTGATTCTGGACCAATGAGATGATGTTGTCATCACCGGCGCTAAACATGAATCCGCGGTCGGCCGGTGGACTGTATCTCGAGAGATATTTCCATACTTCGATTTCCTTGTTGTGTATTTGAGGTAATTCACTGACACGAACGACGGCATTCAGACCATCACGAATCATATCTCGGTCCCAATCACCGTGGATATACGAGAGGTCGCATTGGATGACATCGGATTGCGTCATGGGCCAATACATTGACGATGACGACCCTCCACCATCCACAGAAACAACAACATCCTCGGGAAGAACCGTAGACGCAACAAGAGTTACCATTTGATATGATTTACACATACACACTTTCATCAACATCATGAATCAATTTTATGTTGATGAATACAAGATACAATACAATACAATACAATACAATACGAATCGATATAAACGTAACCACCGTATATATTTATTCGTATTGTATTGTATACAATGCCCCGCGACACAATCAAAATCGAAGGCGTTACATATGATATCACCGATTTTAAGCATCCGGGTGGAAGCATCATCAAGTATGCCGTGAATTCCGGTGACGCAACAGATACATTTCGAGAGTTTCATTATCGGTCGACCAAGGCAAGGCGAGTGCTCCAGTCATTGCCGACATGCGACAGCGACCGCGACCGCGACCGCGATGACACAACCGATTCCGCACCAGAAATCACCGAACAACAGGCGATGACGAGAGATTTTCGAGAGATGCGAAAGGACCTCATCAACCAAGGATGTTTCGAACCAGATTATATCCACGTCTATTTCCGCCTTCTTGAAATCGCATTTTACTTCGGTCTAGGCACATGGATGGCCTCGTATAACATCTATGCGTCACTTCTCTCGTTTATCGTGTTTAAGACCCGCTGTGGTTGGGTGCAACACGAATGCGGACATCTTAGTTTTACTGGAATCCGCCGGATTGACCGTGTAATCCAGACATTTACAATGGGAATTGGTGGATGTGTCAGTTCTTCAGTGTGGAATTCAATGCATCAAAAACACCACGCAACACCACAGAAAGTGAAGCACGATATCGATTTAGATACAACACCGTTTGTCGCCTTTTTCGACCGTGCATTCGAAGACAACACAAATGGTAAAGTGGCATCACGATATATGAACCGGTGGTGGATGCGACTACAAGCGTGGACATTCATCCCTGTTGTAAATGGAATACTGGTTCATCTGTTTTGGATCTATTACATGCATCCCAAGAAGGTATTTCACCGGTTGTGTTCGGCGAAAACGAGAGAAGTTCATATGGAAACAGGGTTCGAAATAGTATGTATGGCTACGTCGCATATTGCAATTCCTTTGATTTTTTATAACAATGGTGGTTGCGGATTACTGTACTCTTATTTTCTGCTGATGGTCGTGAATTTCTGGAATTTCATCTATTTATTCGGCCACTTCTCTCTCTCGCATACCTTCACGGGTGTTATTCCTGAAGATAAACATCTCTTGTGGTTTGAATACGCTCTTCATCACACCGTCAATATTTCAACAAAATCGCCGCTTGTCACGTGGATTATGGGATATCTCAATTTTCAAATCGAGCACCATTTGTTTCCGTCGATGCCGCAGTATAAGAATGCACTCGCGGCGCCGTATGTCCGGAAATTTTGCGAGAAATGGTCGTCGACCGCGCCGACTATCAAATACGTAGAGCATTCCTATTTCGATGCGTGGCGGTTGATGTTATCCAACTTGAACGAGGTTGGAAAACATTATTACGAGCATGGCGTATCCAGGCCAGAACACGAACACAATGAATAAAAGTTTAGAGCAACGCGTATTTTACACCCTTGAAGATATAAAAAGGTGCCATTTTAAATCTTCAAGGGTGTAAAATACTCACTGCTCTAAAACCCAGGTGTATCCACAAAGGCGATAGGAGGACCACCGCCGCCACCACCACCGGCGCCACTGCCACCGCCCATACTACCAATATGGTCGAACTGATTCAATATAAATACGGCGATTACTGCTGAAATACATACGACAATCGAATCACGAATAAGAACTTTTATCGGTTTTTGATTGTCGTGTTCTACAAAACGCATCTCTATGAATTTCAATAAAAAGTAAACCACCGAAACAACCAACCCAATAATAAATAACTTGGTCGAGTTAAACATGTATATGTTCTAAATAAAGGTATATACATACAAATTCAATTATTTATCGAAAATTATACGAATTCCGACGTATTCGGTTCATTCTGTTTGAAACGCCATCATCACCGGCGGGTAACAAACATACATAATACCTCCAGCGATTGCTAAAAAGAGAAATGAAAATACGAAAATAAGTAAATCGATGATAAATATGTTGTTATACCATTTCTTCTCTTCGGGATTTTCTTCTTCCTCTGCCATCGTATATACTATATATACACAAATGACAACCCGCTTCTTTTACGACAACACTTCAATATCATCTAATAATGGTGGCGCGTTGATATGATGGATGTCGTTCAATGTATGGATATCCAGTGTATCCAATTTGATATCTCCACCAATCTTCAGTCGACCGTCATTATCATCATACTCATCGGTATCCGCGTCGTCATCGTGCGTCATATACTCATTCTTTCTCTCGCTGGAATCGGTTTCAAAGGTCCGGACCTCATTCTCTCCGAATGATACCCCGCTGCTACTGGTCGCCGTCGCCGCCCCTGCCGCCATCGCTGCTGCCGCTGCCGCTGCCGCCCCGGACGCTGCCCCTGACGCTGATGTCGAGTCAGCACTGCCGTTCAATTCACCCACAAAGTCAAGTTGGCCGACATCGATAGAATCATTACCGCTGATGCTGTCCTCACCTCCGACGCCGCCGCCACCGCCGCCGCCACCGCCAACAATTCCGTCATCTTCTCCGCCAATACGGTCGACCGTGCGATGACGTCTACGGCGCGTAGATGAATGATGCGTGCGTCTCCTTGCCGAGAGATTGGCGTCCTCTTCCGAGAGAATAGGTTCCTGTTTGATGACTTCCTCATTTTCAGTGACTTCAACCACATCTTCGATGGTTTCTTCTAAATACATCTTGATAAGGTCTTCCACCGGAATATTATCACGAATTGTATTGTAAATACACTCCTTCACGATAATCTCAAACTCACGATTATTGCGCTGCGTATGAAGTGGTTGAATCCCTCTCTCGAAAATATATACATTCGAGTATAACTTTCGCGCGGTATTCACGTATATTTTATGAATGAAATCGGACAGTTGCGGTATTTTAATATCCACCTTCTTTTGTTTACTCCCAACACGCATCACCGTCATACATTTCAAATGGATAATGTGGACGCATGTAATCAAATCTTCTAAATATCCGCAACTACTGCGTTCCTTGATGCGCGAGGTTTCTTCCTTGATGATGGTGGGATTCCATTTTGGAACTCTCGAGAGAAGATTCTGGAACGTCATGAGATACTTGTCCTGCTCCTTATTGCCAACACACAACTTCACGGCTTCATCGAAAATGGAGCGGAAACCTTCTTGGACCAATGGTGTCAGAATATTCACCAACCGGGTAGCCCATTCGTTTTTGGACTCGTATAATGATGTAACCGAATAGTCGTCCATGAAATGAAATGAAATGTAATTACATAAATGAAATATTTTCTAAACTCATTTTACAACGAAATACAATGAAGTGAAGAAAATAAAGCAGCAATAATTTCTCATTTCTGAACTCTTTTCGCACTTTGTCGAACATAATTAATAATTCATATTTTCGTAATTCATTCATTTGGGGGTGAGTATGAATAAAATCGATAATATCCAATGCGGAATAGCCCTGTTCGTAAAGCGCAACCGATATATCTAAAATTTTGATATAATCTTCACGAGTTGGTAGGTTGTCGGTCTCGCCCCCTGTCCCTGTCTCGGTCCCTGTCCCGTGTAAATAGCTCGGGTGTATCTTTATCAATTCATGTAATGAATGTTCTCTCGATTTTATGATTTTATATGTATCGCACGCCTTGTCCGCAAGGTATCGATGTAGGTTGACGGGCGCGCATCCGGTCGCATTCGAGTCTGGCATGACCGGAGGTGGAATATAAATGTCGCAAAACCGCGAGAGAATCGGTTTCAACAAACTATCTTTTGTTTCAACAATAATGAAAAACCGTGTAGATGAACTGAATAATTCGATACAACGACGCAGTGCGGATTGTGCGTCAATCGTCAATTTATCTGCATTTGTTAAGATAACCGATTTAAATATCGCGCCATCTTTCAAGTCGATGTTCGTCTTCGCAAAAAACTTCAACTCCTCGCGAATGAAACGAATCCCCTTTCCATGCGCACAATTTGCGCGCATGACATAATTTTTTATCGCCGTTTTATCGCCTCCATATACGGAATGGATAAAACGGTCCAGTATATACGTTTTTCCTGAACCATGGGGTCCATAAAAAATAATATTTGGGATTTTTCGGTTCTTTATAAATACATCTAATTTATTGTGAATTTCTTCATGAATTCCTGGTAGAATACTTGTCATTATTTCTGGGTCGGATAATGACAATAGAAAGAAGTGTTTAATTCGATTATCAGAAATTGATGGCTTGTTCGTAAGGCATCACGCTTGCGCCAGCGTTCGGACCCGGACCAGGACCCGCCCCTGGACCCGCATTGCTGCTGGCCTCTCCAGTCGTGTAATAATAGTTCGTCGTGTAATAATAATTCGTCGGCTTGGACGCGGTGTGAAACGGTGACTCTTCCTCGTATCCTTGACCGTTATACATTCCAAGATACGCGGTTGCGGCCGGAGACCCATCTTCATAATAATATGCGTTGTGTTTCGCGGTGCGTTTATTGGCCGCTGGGTCATTCGGGTCAATCCAGTTTCCAATTCCACGAATAACATTACCGGCCGCATCACGAATACTACCAAACAGACCGGGACTTCTTCGATTGACGCCCCCCGCCCCCGCGCTACCGCGAGTATATCCGCCGAAGTTACGAGTGATACCGCGACGATAAATATCGTCATCTTTTAATGGTGAAGCACTGGTCTCACTCGCAATCTCGTCATAGTTGGTTCGGGTAGATGCGACCAGTTGTTGTGCCACTTGACTTCCGTCTGGCAGAAAGGCGGCCCACTTTGTCACTTTCAAACAATCCGCATCAATCCGACATGAGTCCGAACCCAACTGTCCTGGATTGTTACATTTCCACGGGCATTTCCGCATGAGTAAGATAGTGTTGCCATCCGCGGTTTTCACAGGATTGCCGCTGATATCCGTCTTGTAGATATTTTGGCAGTTTCCTTCATTACTTGAAACGGTTGTCGGTTCGACGCATTTACGCACATGACCGTCATCTCCATACCGCCAAACGGAACCATCATACCATGATTCTGGGTGACTTGAAATCAATCGGTTACGACGCGCCAATACGGATTCGTATTTCGCTTTTGCGCTCGTCTTCGCGTCTTGTGACACAGCAGAACGTAATGCCTGATACGCGGACTCGTATTCCTTCTGCGCTTCAACCGCCCAGGTCATCTGACGTTTTACATCAGAAATAAGGACGGAGGATGCGGCCGCAGTCACATAGGTCGTTCCATCACTCGCGGTTCCTGACGTGGTAGGTGTTCCCGTGCTAGTGGCTGTCGATGGACGCGCGTCAATTACTGGAAGATAATATTCGCCTTGGTCGAGAACACCGCCATCCACGGCAAACGCATTGTTAAGTGTAGCACCTGACTTGTATGTCCGGATTTTCGCACTCGTTGTCGTGGTTTTCGCGTTGGGAGTCTGAAGACCGGAAATCGAGAGTTTGAGAACGGTGTTGGCCGGCAAATCACCGCCCAACGTGAATGCCACCACATTGGACCCGCCACCATAGGTATTGATATCCGATGTCACCAATCCAGCATTGGTTATCGTCGCGAGAGTATTCTGGAAACTGGTTGTGGGGTTCGTCCAAACAAATGATATTCCCATATCGATATTCGCGGTTCTGGTAACATATGGAATCTGAATCAAAAAGATGTCGCCTGACGCCATCGGGTTCGTCAGCATCAGACTCAATGAAAAGGTGGTCGCGCTTCCAGTATAATTGGGAGACAACTGTGGGCTCTCGGTGGATATCTTACGGCATGGAATAAACGTGGTTAATCCGGCGTATGTTGTATCGGTAAAGATACGCAGTTGTTTATTTGTCTCGGTCGGGTATAAATTCACAAGAACGAGTGTGCGCGAACCAGCGGGTTCTGCGTCGCTCTCGAGAGATACATTCGTAAGACCGGTTCCAGGCGCGGTGGTCGTTCCAGGAGTGATTTCATTATTTACCCACTTCAAACCAGCGATTTCCAAGGCGTATTTTCCGGCGGCCATCGGGTTGTTCGTTTGAATGGTGTAGGTGATGACGCGATATCCCGCATTTGCGCTACCTGCCGCCCCGTCCGCGAGAACCAAACCGCGCCCATTTTCCGCGGTATCCAAATCACCGCCAGTCACCGTCGAAGCAGCAGTCGTGGCAGGTAATGTGCTAGAATACGCGCGCATGGTGGCCTTCAACCCCGACGCAGTCGTATTCTGAATATAATACGCGGGGACCTTGATGGTGATGACTTTGGCGGGGGTTTGTCCGTTCACACCGCGCAGTTCCGCAGATGTAGTAAACAGAAAGCGGAATGTGGTATCGGAATTTTTCACATAAGAGCATTGGTTAATAATGAGGGTTCCATCACTACGCGAACCCGTCGTATTGGCCGGTGGGTGTGACGCTTGTGTTCGGACTTCGCCCTGATACCTTATATGATCGGCAACCGAGAGACCTTCAATCACGCCGGTGCCATACCCCTCGGATGGAGCAACCCACGAACCGAAACCGCCATGACGATAGGTTCGTGATAGCCATACACTCACCAATAACACCAACACCAATACAAATAATATCGTGTATTTATCTTGGAAAAAATCCGAGATTTTCATGACTCTTATTTTATATTGTTATAAAAAATACATAACAATATAAATCTCTCGACATTTCATTTCATCAATACGTCTGAAGACTGTGCGTATACGGGTTTTGTCTAAATGCGTTCAGGATGTCCGGTTGAATTCTCTCGTTCAACTTGGTTTCATCGTAACTCTGTGGCATCGTCATCTTGCCATAAATATCGATACTTGGAATCGATGATGGCGCATTGGTCGCTACCATGGTGCGATGGTTGGCGCGGTCAGCATCCAAACGGTCAATCTGAACGTTCGTATTTGAATTAAAGAGTGACATGGACCCGTGATTGGTGACATTCTTATACGTCTTATTCACATTATTACGCTGATTATACGCAGCATTATACAGACCATTTCCCATACGAGTTGCGCCACCACCGGCGCCCCCTAAATAATCAGTGCTCGTTGTCGCGCGTTCTGTTTCAATCGGCGTGTTTTGAGAGATTAAATAACCGGCAGCAGCTTGGCGTTCCACATTCAGATGGTCGTATCCCACCAATCCAACAGTGGTCTCCTTGATGGTAGTCGGTGCGCGGTCAGCAGGGTTGAATGTCGCCGTCACTGCGGCCGGAACTGGCATTCTCGCATTCTCATAGAGACGCGCATTTCCGACCACATTTTCCTTGCGCGAGGGTTTCAATACATCGAGTAAAGGTGCTACCACGGCCTTCAATGCGCCGTGGATACCACCCATCTCATTCGGGCGCACAGTTGTCCGGTTGTTGTGCGTAAACTTATAACTCATCCGCCCAAAATCAGCTTCCGTCGCGGTATTTTTCTCCGCGGCATACGGATTGATGACAGGTTTTCCATCATACACTTGACGACGGGTGTCTTCGAAATTCTTTGGCGCATACATTGCGCCTCCACCATCGGCCGGCGCAGTCGCGCCAAAATACTCGCTGGTTGTCGTCTGGCGGTTGCTTTCACGGTCCATTTCAATCGCGCGCAAGGTCTCACCCTTCTCCATACCGGTCGTAGTAAACCAGCGGTCCGGTGTATTCACAAAAAATGTGTCGGGCAAATGTTTCTCCATTCGTCCTAAAGTCGCAGTCGTGGGAGCGCTCTGGATGTAATGCGCGGCAGGTCCCTGATGACCTTCGAGAGAATAAGACAACTTGGGGTTCGTCTTCACGCGTAATTCATCGACGCCACGGTCTATCCATTTCTCTCGCGCTTCCATTCCAGAATTGAATCCAAGAGCGCCTTGTGTGCCGTATCCTTGGTCCAAACCAGGACCGACGCGCACCTCTTCCCATGGTTTCACATTCGAAATCTTCATACTGGGTAGGACGCGTGACTGATAGAAATCGCTCTGATTCGGCATACCGTTGGGTAAATGAAGATTGTCATGGGGGCGAAACAGGGGTGCTTGTTCGGTCTTGGAGAAGAATTGCGAACCACTGCCGACCTTATTATCCAGAACATTCTCATGCATATTTGCGCCGGTGGTTGCTCCGCGTATTTTTGCGCCGTAATACGGTTCCATATTATTATGCTTAAATGTGGCCGGGTCAATTTTGGCGCCCATCAATGACGTAAAACCGTCTTTGCTGTAGTTATCGCCGAATTGTGTATCTAAACTTTGACCGTAAGGTGCGGCCCCCGACCCCGCTCCCGCCCCCGCCTGAATGTCATTGCTGTCGTTTTTGTTATCACGACCACGTTCCGCGATTCCGCGCAAAATACCTACACCGCCCACAGCACCAGCCACGCCGGCCGACATTTTGTCGAAATCCACGTTCTTCGCATAATAGCGGTCGGTTGCTGCGTTCGCATTGGGGTAGTCATTCACATTCGAACCCGTATTTGGCCGAATGACCGGATAATTTGTGACAGGAATATTCGTGTTCGGTAAATATCTGGCTCCATGGACTCCCGCATTTCTGTATCCTTCTTTTGCGGAATTACCACGATTGGATGCGATATATGCTGCGCCAAGACTTCCTAATATGAGTGCGATTTCAGCCATGAATAAATCCGGTTATATTTAATTTATATTATTTATTATTACGAATGATAGTATTATATCTATATTATGGTGATACATATAATATTTTGATGTTCGTCATGAAAACAATGCGGTAGTTCCGCTAAACTGACGAATATCTCCGACATTTTGGATTCCAGTTCCGTTCCCAGCGCCTCCGGCACCCCCAGCACCCCCGAACCCGCTGCCTAAACCGCGCTCATTGTCGCGTCGACCCCCAACCATTCCCTCCAATTCCGGATTCTTATTCATCGGGTGAACTGCGAAATATGTATCATCGGACAAACCTGGAACAGTGGTCTGGGGAACAAAGCGGTCTTTTTCAATCAACCGAGTATCCAAATTATTATGAAACGGCATGAAGACGTTATCTTGCGGGTCAAAGTGAAGCATTTTCCAATTGTCTTGTTCGATATCGCGCAACATCCACGCAGGGTGGGTCGCACGAGACTGTTCTACCGCGCTTCCACCTCGTGTCGGGCATTGTATCATTGTATTGGTTCGAGTGGCGACGGATGCGCGTTCGTCGCGATGGTAATTATCTACCGAATCCCGGTTCAATTTGCGCGACAAACCGAAGAGTTCAGCCTCGATATCCACGGAATTTGTCATAATATTACCGGCCCACATTTGCGCCCGAATGTATGGGTCTTCCATATAAAGCGGCTTATCACCCGGTCCAGGAACATTCAAAAGGTATCGTCCTACATCGGTAGATTGCTGAAGCTGTTTTTTGATTCTGTCGGGGTCGTCGCGAAAACGTGTAAATGACATTTGTGGATTCGTTATTATATCCACGTAAAATAAAACTGACCTAAAAACAAGAATGTATTCTATGTATCTATTGCGTGTATTTATACTCGCGCGACATTGTCCTACCTAAATGTTAATTACGGAAGTATCTAACACGGACGCACTCGCACCCGCACCCGCACTCGCACCCGCACCCCCGCATAAACCGTCTAAATCCTACACGATTTGCTTGAATATGATTGTAAAAAATGAATCCCACATTATCGAAAAAACACTTGAAAATCTATGTTTTTATATCGACTTTGATGCGTATTATATCTCGGATACTGGTTCTACCGATAATACGATGGACCTGATTCGCGCATTTTTCAAGAAGCGTAATATTCCCGGACATATCGAACAGGTTGAATGGCGTGATTTCGGCTTCAATCGCACCCTTGCGCTTCAAATGGCGTTTCAGAAAACCGATTATCTCTTTATATTTGACGCAGATGATGCCATTCACGGGAACTTCGTGATGCCGCGCAATCTCACCCACGATGCGTATCAATTGAAACTCGGCGAGACGTTTGTCTATCTGCGAACACTCATTGTGAATAATCGGAAACGATGGCGCTTTGTCGGGGTTCTTCACGAATACATTACATGCGTAGATAAAGAAGAGAGTTCACATGCGATACAGGGGGATTATTATGTCGAATCAGGACGTAGTGGTAGTCGCAATAAAGACCCCAACAAATATATCAAGGATGCGGCGGTTCTTGAGCGCGGGTTCAATGAAGAAGGCGGTGGCGGTGGCGACCGAGCACTCGCCGAGAGATACGCATTTTATTGCGCGCAAAGTTGGATGGATGCGGGTCCCGCCTATATCGACAAAGCAATTGAATGGTATCAACGCGTCCTCACGCAAAATAACTGGGCGCAAGAGAAATATTACAGCGCGCTTTGCCTCGGCGACTTATACAATAAGAAAGGTGACAAATACAATTCAATGAAATACTACTGTAAAACGATGGAATACGATGAAGAGCGCATTGAAGGTGTCGCATCCGCGATGGAAATCTTGCGTTCCGACGGAAATCACGTCATGGTAAACGCAATGTATCATAAATACAAAAACTATAACAAATTCCCGCAGAATAAACTGTTCCTGGCAACCGACAAATACCAGGATGTTATCGAATATAATAATTCCATCTCCGCGTTCTACATTTCCGATAAACGCAGTGGTTATGAATGCTGTAAGACGATATTGCGCCACAACATCATGGCGTATCATTTTATGACATCCACGTATAGCAACCTCGGGTTCTACCGCCAGTTCTTCGAAGACGATTCATTTGCGGAAGTGTTGCGTCTTTTTTATACCGTCGACCATTTTCTCGCCGTGATTGCGTCTAAAAATGATTCGTATGGTGATGGCGACCTGGAAATTTGGAACTGTCTATTTGCGAAAGTGAGAGATGCGCTCGTCGCGCCCTGTCGTATGTTGAAAGTCGAAGAGGAATACTTGCCGGGCGCCACCGCGGAAACAGTTCCACCGGAAGACGAATACAGTCCGCATAAACCGGTGATAACCAGTTACCATTTATTGCGTCCCGTGGATAAACTGCCTTACCTTGAAAAGAATATCCCTGCGCCGAACCCATCCACCATTGTTGTGAAACGGAATCGCACCCCGCATTCGCGTGTGATAATCACATTTACAACATGTAAACGGTTCGATTTATTCCAGCAGACCGTGAATTCAATCCTGAATATGTGGACGGATGTCAATATGATTGACTATTGGTATTGTGTAGATGACAACTCGAGCGACGACGACCGAAAAAAGATGCGGAATGCGTATCCCTGGATTGACTATTACATGAAGTCCCCCAGCGAGAAAGGGCATCGCTCGAGCATGAATGTCATTTGGAATAAACTATCGGAACTCCGACCGGATTATTGGATACACATGGAGGATGATTTCCTGTTCCATACACCGGGCAGTTATATTCACAAGGCGACACAGATGATGACGGATGCGCGAAACTCTGGATATAATGTGCGTCAGATACTCTACAATCGTAATTATGGAGAGACGGTCCGCGATTATAAAATCCAAGGTCATCGTATGTTGCGCCGTATGGCACACGAAGTTGCGCTTCATCAGTATAAAACGGGCGGCGAATTCAATTACGGCAACTGTCATTACTGGCCGCATTATAGTTTTCGTCCGTCGCTGATTGATGTGTCTGCGATATTAACGGTCGGCAATTATGACTCGCCGAATCAATTCTTCGAGATGGATTACGCGCACCGTTGGATGAAAATCGGGTTCTTATCCGGGTTTTATAACCATATTACGAACCGACACATTGGTCGTTTGACCTCCGAGAGAAATGACAAAACGCAA